AGATATTGGCACGCTGACTTACGGTGCTGGTAAAATTCTCGTTGCCGATGGTGATAGCTATGAAGAGGTAGCAGTTAACGGAAACGTGGCCCTGACTTCCGCAGGCGTTGCTACAGTCCAAGGTGCCGTGACTGGACTAAGCAAACTTACGGTAACTACTGCCCCGGTGTCTTACTTGCTATCTTCCTTGAGTGCTGGTATCTACGGGACTCCTTTGGTCGATACAGCGTTGATAGACAACATCGCCTTTAGTGCCAATCTCTCGACTGCCACTAACAAGACTGCTGCCGATACTTCGACTATGGCAGCTTACATCGGTGTTTCTAACACCGGTGCGACAACCAATAATAAGCTGCAAGGGCTGCTTGCTAGCTGCTCCGTTGGCTTCAACTGCTATGATGCCTACGCCGTGCAGGGTCATACCACGATTGGTGCCGGAGGCATCTCAACACAGAATGCAAATGCTCACTTGACGGGCGTATCCGGCAAGGCAGTTCTGACCGGAGCAGTCGGACAGGGCTGGGTAACAGGCGTTCTGGCTATTGTTGAGGGTGCCGGTGCTGTTACTGGTCTGTGCCATGTCATCGCCGGACAACTTGAGGCTACTGCTACTGATAGCGTGTGCGATGCTTTGCTGTTCTTGGGTGCTGATGCTTTGGCAACGGCGGCTATCGAGATCAACGATACGGCCCACGTTACCAACTTCTTGAAGTTGCAGGCGGCTTCTGGCTGCGTTGTAACTAATGCTCTGGTTCCGTCCACTGCTCCGACGGCGGAAACAGCGGGTGCAGCCAAGGCTCTGGTTGTAGATATCGGCGGTACGCAATACTACATCGCTCTGTATGACACACTTCATACGTAAAAATGCTTGACAAAATACCCCACGTATGCTATAATGTATACGTGGGGTTTCTTTTTAACGGGAGAGAGACATGTTGCTGAATGTTATTGAGCGTATTACGTTGTTGGGAATCCTGCCGGAGCAAGGAAATTTCATAACTCTTAAAATTGTGCGTGAGTTACGAGAGGCTCTAGCGTTTGATGAAGAAGAAATTTACAGACTAGAACTTAATCAAGCTGACGGAAAGATTACATGGAATCCTGCCAAGGATACTTGTAAGGAAGTCTCTGTCGGAGACAAGGCATTTGAGATAATTGCTAAGGGATTAGAAAAGCTCAATGATGACCAGAAACTGACCCAACAGCATTACAATCTATACGAGCATTTTGTTGGTCTTGAGTAAATAGAGTTTCAGCAAGGAAGCTTTCGATGGCGAACAAACGGAAGCAAATACGCCTAGATTTTCCATTTGGCGGGCTTAATAGAAAAGCCAGTTATCAGTCTCAGGCCCCCTATACATCCCCGTCGGCTCTTAATGTCCGGTTGAGAGAGTCCCTAGAAGGAAGGGAACGCGGAGGTAGCCGCCCCGGGCTTGTTGCCTCGCATTCCGAATCGTTAGGGTCAGAAGTAAGAATGCTGGCTCCGATGCAGCTTGCATTGGGGGACGGCTTTACAAACTTTTCTGATAGCTTTTCTGGGCTATCGCTTGCCGAAGGCTGGTCCCAAGCATCCTGGGCTGACGACGTTCCCAGCATACTACCTTCTTCAATTGCTAGCGTGGATACGAGTATTGATGCAGGAGAGGCTATTCTTGATGCCCTATCCATTGATACATCAGAATCCTACGCCGTAGAAGTATATTTCGTGCCGTGGGCCGGAGAGTGGCATGGCAAATACCGCCTATACTTGCGGCTAGACGATACTACTCCAGACATAGAGACCGATGGAGTAGTAATTGAGCTTACACAAACTGGAGCTACTGGTGCATACACCGCAACGTTGACCTCGTATCTGGCAGGCGTAGACACCGTAGTTGATACTGCTACGGCCACAGTTGATGTGAAGCCAAGCTGGCTTACTGCTACAGTAAGCGGCACAACGGTCACAGTATACTGGCAAGGTACTGAAATCATGTCAGGGACCGCCGATGCTCATACTGGCGTTCGTGTAGGATTCGGCATGGAGTGTACAGAGGATGGTGGATTATGCCTTGCTAACACTTTTCGTGTCCAATACTACTCCACTGGTTCCGTTCCGGTAACGAGGTCGATGCTATATGCCTCAGCAGGCGGCGACTTGTGGTATGAGTCCGCTTATGGCCACATGACAGTAATCGCCTCTGATCTTACTGTAAGAGATGATACGTTGCTTCTTGGGGTGCAGAGTGGTCAAAAGCTTTATATAGCAGACTACGGGGACGTAGTTGCTACTGGGACGGACGGGGCAGTCAGCGGGGCTACGCTAGATTCTGATACTTACGCCGACTGGACAACTCTCGGTATACTGCCTGATGACATGGTAGTTGTGATTTCCAATGGAACGGGAGCTACGGTAGATGGTACATACACTATTGCTTCTGTAGCAGCGGGGGCGGTAACTCTTGATGATGCCCCTGGTGACGGTACGTGTTCTTTCAGGATAGAACGAGCACCGAAAGTACTCGATCCTGCTACGAATACGTTGTCGATTATGGCTGCCACAGCCGGGCAAGTTCCTACTGGCTGCCCAATAATTGCTAATTACCTAAATAGAACCGTCTTTGCCGGTGCTGAGACTGCTCCGCATGTCTGGTATATGAGTCGTGTCAACGATGAGCTAGATTGGGATTACGCAGAAGAGGACGAGGAAGCCGCAGTAGCCGGAACATCCAGCACGGCAGGTATGCCCGGCGATCCTATTACAGCCTGGATTGTCGGTAGCGACGATTATTCAATTATCGGATGCAGGAATAACTTGTGGCGCATGAGGGGCGATCCAGCTTCTGGCGGTACGCTAGATGCTATCAGCCACACCATAGGCATAATTGGGCCTAAAGCATGGTGCTTGGGGCCTAGCGGAGAGTTGATATTTCTTTCATTGGATGGCGTATACTCGTTGGCTCCCGGCGGGGACACGTTCCCAGAGCCTTTATCCAGAGATACGTTGCCAAGAGAATTTTTGAATATAGATGCCAATCAAGTTAATGCTCAGCTTGAATATGATACTCATGGCCGTGGAGTACACATCTACCTAACTACGGAGCCGTCGAATACCCGTGTCCATTGGTGGATGGACCTGTCGTATAAATCTTTTTGGCCAGTATCGCTAGATGCTGATTATGAGCCAACTTGTACGTGTGTCTACCAAGGTTCTGCTATTGAGGATTCTGGCGTAATACTTGGATGCCGTGATGGTACACTACGCAGATATAATGATCTTGCAGAAACAGACGATGGGACTGCCTTTGACTCCTATGCGATGATTGGCCCGATAGCTTTGGCGTCTGAGGGAGTAAGCGGGAGGCTTATGTCCATAGATGCCACCTTAGACAACTACAGCGGAGATGTTGAGTGGGAGGTTACTTGTGGAAACACTGCTGAGGCGGCCGTACTTGCGGCTGCAAGCGATTCGGGAACATGGTCTGCCGGTCTCAATGCTACTGCTAGGCCCGCCTGCTCTGGTCAGGCACTGACGCTGACGCTGACAGGAGAAAGTGGCCGTAGCTGGGCTATGGAGTCCGTTGTAGCAGTGCGTCGTGACGCTGGCCCCAGGAGGCTTGCGTAATGGCACAAAGAATCCCCAATCCGCATAGTCCTGAAGAAGTACGCAGAGCCTTCGGCAAGGTCCAATTCGATACTGCAATACTAACTAAGGGAGCTAGTGGACAACTTCTGGTAGGTGCAGGAGTTGGGGTACAGCCCGCGTGGTCTACTAGCATAACGTCACTTACACTACTTACAGTAGATAACATAACAATTAACGGAGCCAGCATAACTAGTGATACTGGTTCAATTAGTTTTGGTGATGAGAATATAGTGACTACTGGCAGTGTGTCTGGTGTAAACGTTACTAGCGGAGTTGACCCAGGGCACACTCATACAGCTAGTTCGATCACCGAGACTGATCCTGTTTTTGCCGCATCAGCCGCACATGGAATTACCGATGATGATATAGATAACTGGGATGAGTCTTATAGTTGGGGAGACCACTCTCTGGCTGGGTATCTACATACAACTCCGACTGCTGGTACAAATTGGCAAGACCTGGGACAGCTTGGCGGTGAGACATACTTATATGCCGCCAGATACCTAGAAGGCGGGATTACACTAGTTGGCACATATCCTAATGGAAAAATATTTAGATCAGAAAACTACGGCCTTACGTGGAGTGACCTTGGGCAGCAGTATGGCGAGACGTATGTGTTGTCAATCGCATATCTGGAGAGCGGAATTGCACTAGCAGGTACAGGAGATCACGGCCATATACTTCGCTCTACTGATTACGGGGAGACGTGGACCGACCTGGGCCAGCAGGGTAGTGAGACGCGAATAAGATCACTATGCTACGTTGGTGGAGGCGTAGTCCTTGCTGGTACGTACCCCAATGGCCATATACTTCGATCCACTAATTACGGAGCAACCTGGACCGACCTTGGACAGCAGTACTCCCAGGCTGGCATATTTAGCTTGGCAAACTGCGGTGGAGGTGTAGTTCTTGCTGGTACAGGCGAGACCCAGGGTCATATACTACGATCTACCAATTATGGTGCGACTTGGACCGACCTGGGCCAAAAAGGTAGTGCGGATACTATTAGCTGCCTTGAGTACCTAGAAACCGATATTGTGCTAGCAGGTACGTACCCCAATGCCAAGGTACTACGGTCTATTAATGCAGGTGTCGATTGGACAGACCTTGGGACGCAGGCTGGAGAGATTCAATTAGCATCCCTAACCTACGCCGGTAATGGGGTAGTAGTCGGAGGGACCGCCGATGGTGGGAAGATAATCTATTCTGACGATTATGGGGAGACGTGGAGCAACCTTGGACAGCAATATAGTCAAATTGCTATTAGAGCAATAGAGTACATGGCTGATGGAAAAATAATAGCGTGTGGAAGTTCAGGAGGCAAGATTATACGTTCCACACTAACAGACAGTATGGAGGTAGACCCTGGAGATTGGGACTATGCCACTGCACACGCAACAGCTGAGGACGCAGTTACTGGTATTATCAAAGGAAGTGGGGCAGGCACGTATAGTGCTGTCACTGATAATTCTGCCAATTGGAATGATGCGTATGATTTATCGGATTTAGCACATGAGGCTGAGGCGGTAGAAAATATAACAGCAGGGCTTCCGGTCTACGGAGTTAGCGGGCTGGCCCAAGTGGGCCTTGCTAGAGCGGACAATGCCGCCAAGAGTAGGGTTGCCGGTCTATCTAGCACCACCACGACGACGGGCAACACTGACACGTTCATGGCGGCTGGTCGATTTGAGTTAGCAGACTGGACAGCGGTAACTGGCAGTGCTGCCTTAACCCCGAATTCCATATATTACCTGGGGGCTACTGGCGGACTAACAACTACTGCACCCATCGCTGCTGGGCAATACGTAGTGGAAATCGGGAGAGCCTTAGAGACTACTGTTTTGGATTTGTGTATAAAGAGACCTATTTTATTGTAAAGGAGTACGTAATGGCTACGAAGAAACCTCTAGTAATTACAAGTGGGCAAATTCAACAACTACAGGCAGGCGATACGCTTGATGCAGCTGTATCAGAGGTTGATGTTGTATCAATGACCAACGCGAATGCTGGGCCAATTGTAATTGGTGCTCCAGTGTACGTGTCGGTAGCGGGTTCTGTGGATTTAGCTAAGGCAGATGCTGCTGGTACAGTGCAGATGCTGGGATTGGTCAAAGATACTTCTATTGCGACATCCGAAGCTGGTATAATACAGACTGACGGTGTGCTGGTAGCTACGACTGGGCAATGGGATGCTGTTGCTGGTACAACAGGCGGACTGGCTGCTGGTGCTGCTTACTACCTTGACCCGGATACTGCTGGATTACTTACTGCTACGGCCCCTACCACTGCGGGTGATTTTGTGGTGCGAGTAGGTATTGCACTTAGCACGACTGACCTAGATATTAGTATCATGCCTCCAATTAAATTGTAATAATGGCTGAAAAGATACCACTGGTTCTGAATGGCGGCGGCGTAGAGCAATTGCAGAGTACAGATACTTTTGCAGTCGGCGCTAGTAATATACTTATCAATGGGGGGTTTGATTTTTTTCAGCGGCAGGTTCCCGGAACTTTGACCAGTCGTGCAGATGATACTTATGGGCCTGATAGGTGGGTAGTATTAACTCAGACTGCTGCTGTGCAGGTTGCGCAGATAGGCGGTACGGAGGCCATGTACGCCGGTCAACTAAAACAGAATCAGGCATCTGCTCAAAGAATGGGGCTGGCCCAAATTGTGGAGTACTCCAACTCCATGCCTATGCGTAGCAGAAGCGTAATTTTTCAAGGCAAACTAAATTGCAGTAGCGAGCAAGCAATCAGGTATGCAGTAGTAGAGTGGACTGACACAGCAGATACTGTTACAAGTGACATAGTAGATGACTGGACAGACACCACCTATGAGTCTGGTAACTTCTTCATTGCTGGTCTAAACATAGTTGCAGTAGGTAGCGTTACCCCAGGTGCAGTAGGGTATACCCCGTTTTCTATCACAGGATCGGTGAGTGCTGCTTGCAACAACCTAATAGTATTTATTTGGACTGAGGGCACTGCCGCACAGGATGTTACACTAAGCGTCTCATCCGCCGGGCTGTACCCCGGAACTATTTTGCAAAGCTGGAACCCCAGGCCAATTGGGCTGGAGTTGTTCCTCTGTCAGCGGTATTACGAAAAATCATATAATGTCGCAACAGCGCCAGGAACAGCACTAGGTCCGGGGCCGTCAATACGAATTATCATAAATGCGAACACGGCCTATTATGGAGAAAAGTATTATCTGGTCCCAAAGCGCGTATCTACAACTCCTACTATATACTCGCTATATTCCGGCAACAGCGGAGTCATAGCTGAGTACAACCCATCCGTTGTGTGGGTGGCAGATAGAAATGTAATCGTATCCGGTCAGTCTCAAATTGGATGGGGTAACCTTGCGTGCGCAGGTCTGACGGCGAACAACACAATGCGCTATCACTGGGCATGTGACGCGGAGTTATAAATGTCTGGAGCATACGTAGCAAAACCTGCCGCTGAAGTACCAGTGGATTATCCACCTGGATGGGATATTAGCTGGCCGTGGATAGGGCCGATTCC